TACCACAGTACTCCATATACTTCTACGTGTATCTCTCCATGCTTCTATCAAGTTACGCATCTCTAGTATATCTTTTTGTGCATCATTATCAAGTAGCCCAATAGAACGTAATGCCTCTTTAGCACCACGCCTAGCTGCGTTGTCTAGCATTGTTTCTATTTCTTCTGATGTTAGTTTAATGTCAGCCATATCCTATACCCTATGGTTTAGTAGGCCAGTCATCTGCTTCAAGGTGAGGCCAATTAGAATGTGTAGTTATATCACGTAATGATTTACGATAAGCTGTTTGATCAGAGGTCATTGTACGATCTGATACTGCCCACCAATCTGTTTCAGTTAAAAGTTTATCACGTTGACTACGATTACTTTCTGCTGCACTAGTGTCTAACTGTGTTTGATATGCGGCCTCTTGCTCTGCTTTAGTTCCAAGCTCATCATCATCAGCAAACATGTCTCTGATTTCCCAAGCCTCAACCCAGTTATCTTTGGCATCTTTAACTGCACCATTACGAGCAACAAACTGGTATTGACCAATGCCCTCTGTTGGTTTCGGTGCAGCAAGAATAGGGTCTACGTTTAATGCATCACATACACTGTCACCCCACACTCTTGGCATAGACATATTAGGATTGTCACGCCTAAGTGCACCTTGTGTTTTTATTTCACCTGTTGTTCTATTTCTGTATTCACCCATTTGATTGATCCTTTCTTATGAGTTTGATTATGCAATTGCATAAAAGATGTAGTTACGCCCTGTTCTGTTAAGCTGATTGTTTTGGTTAAGTATCCTAAATCCTGAGCTTAATGGGTCTATTTCATCAGAACTTGAGCTTTCCCCTGTTGTTGAGTTCAGCTGCATAGTTGCATCATTACCAGCAACAAGGCCTCTCGAAGTGTCGTACACAAACCAATTATCTGATGCATTAGTTGGCTTAATTAAAACAAACCTAGCACCATTACTAAAGCCACAATCAATATCTTGCCCATTACCGTTTGCAGACGTTCCCCCGTTTCCTGAATAACTTGAAACCATAGAAACACCTGGTGCGGATGCGAAGAGGTAGGCTATGTAGTCGTCATTGCTGTAGTTTACACGACCACTGTTACCTAATGTAATTACGGTGTCCGTAGGTGTAGTATTGTTCCAAGCTGTGCTATCTGTGATAGCCGCATCCGATGTGTTTAGCTTGAGATATTTAGTGTTTCCTAAGTCTTTGTGATAACACCACCAATCGACAGGACTGTCTCTATTTTTTACCCATATCATCTCAGGTGCAACACCAAGGTTATGGCTTACAGTACGCCCTGATGTTGAGTTCCCTGCGTATGCCACCACATCTAAATGAGAGGGTGCACGTTTCCATGTGTAGAAAACGTGATTACCTGATCCAAATGCGCCATTAGAAAAACTGTTCATGCTATCAAGAGTTACAGTAACATTTTGATCAGTATTCGTGCTATTAGTGCGAAGTCCTCTACCTCCTCGCAGCCTATCTATTGCACCGAAGTTACCGGCCGATCCTGTTCTTTTTGCTGTCAAGCTGAAATCAACAGGAAAAGAGGTTGTAATCGTTGTTGACCCAGGGTTGGCTAAATCAATATCAAAAACCTCACTTGCATTTTCAGGTGTAGCCATAGGGCCACGCCTGATTGCTATGTAAGTCATTTGAGACCCACCTACGTTGCCATTACTATTTGTAATTTTAAATCCAGTTGGTGTAATGTCTGCCCAGTTTTGTGATCCTAATTCTGCATCTGTTCTATCTGAAGAAAGAGTTAAATCGGCATCGCCCATGCCCCAACCTCTGATATTGTCAAATATGCGCCAACTAGTACTACTACTTCCATAATTTTTTACCATTAACCATTGAGGCTCAAAGCCTAAATCTACTGTTGCCTGACCACTATAACTCCCACACTTAATAATATCTTGGTCACCCGATGGCCCGAAATTACCGTCACCGTCATTGTGTGCGAATAGATAGGCTACGTAGGTTTTGCCTGACTGATTAACATTATCATTTGTAGCTACAGTAAATTGTGTTGATGTCGGTGCAGTACCACCCCAGAAAGTACTACCATCGTTTATATTTGAAGTACCGTTTAGATATAAAACATAATCTTCAGGACTAGAGCTATCTGCCCCTCTATGATAAACCATCCAGTTAGCAAGCCCACCTCCGCCAGTTTTCTTTACAATTAACATTCCTACTGTAGTGCCAAGGTCATGACTTATATTCTGTGTGCTTCCTGTTCCAGTATACGTCACAACATCAAAAAACTTAGGGGCTTTGCGGAATGTCCATGAGACATAGTTTTCATTAGTGCCATTTGAGGTTGTAGAGCTACCCCCAAACCCAAAGCCGTCTGAGTTAAATGAAGTAAGACCTACACCTACATCATTTTGTTCATCTCGAGTGAATGGGCATTCTAGGTACTTATGCACTCCACGTTCTGTGTCATATAGGGCATGTTGGGTAGACGAATCTCTATGTTTAAACCAAACCATGCCACCTTCATTAGAAAGGTCTATACCATTGGTGATAGACCCATTGCTTAGACCCTTATATACAAAAGTACTGAACACCTCCTCAACGTTTAGGCCACTACCACCTGCTGCAGTCATCATTAATTTTTTAACGTTACTCATTTTATATTACCCTAAGTTTTGTCCTGCTGTAAAACCATACCAGTTACTACCACCATCGTGTGTATAAAATACAAACTGATCTATTGCATTAGCATTACCAGTAAGTGTTGGTATAATTGACCTATCCCAATCTATAGTTGTAGGCCATGTTACAGTATACCCACTTGCACTTGCGTCTTGAATAAGCTTTAGACTAAATCCGTATGCTGTATTATTAGCAGGTGGATTAGTAAAAGTAAATGTTGTATTTTCACTTAATGTTGATGCAAACACATTACCAGTCTCACAGTTTATAGTTGTTGTATTACTTGATGATGAAACACTTTGATATGTTTCATTGTAGGATTGTACCACAAGTTCACCAGTAATGTCAACATCACCTGTATGTGTTTCGTCAACTTTTGCATTTAGTTGAGTTTGTATTGCAGATGTTACACCATCTATATAGTTTATTTCTGCTGTGCTTGCTGTAACACCGTCAAGTAGATTTAACTCTGCAGTTGAAGATGTAACACCGTCTAATACGTTTAACTCTGCACCTGTAGATGTAACTGCAGTACCACCAAGTGTAAGACCACTTGTTGTTATAGTTATGTTAGCTGATCCATCAAAGTTAGCTGCACCTGAAGTTATACCTGCAATTGTTATAGTACGTGCTGTTTCTAATGTGGCTGCAGTAGTTGCAACAATAGAACCAGAACCAGTTATACTACCATTAACAGTGAGATTACCTTGTAATGTACTGTTACCAGATACAGCTAAAGTTCCCACATTTGCAGTATCAATAGAGCCAGTATCAATATTGGCAGTGCCATCAATATAGAGGTCTTTCCACTCAGAGCCACTAGCACCCAGATCGTAAGTGTTATCAGCAGAAGGAATAAGATTTGAAGCCACATCAGCAGTCACCGTTACCGTATCAGATGCTGCATTACCAAGTGTAGTGTTACCGTTTACTGTAAGATTACCTGTATTAGTTTGATTACCTGTAACTGCCAATGTATCACTTAAAGTAGTTGCACCAGTTACACCTAGTGTTCCACCTACTGTAGCATTAGTAGCTATGGCTGCAGTACCTGCCATATGTAAATCTTTATACTTTAAACTTGTAGTACCAAGATCGACAGCATTATTTGTTTTAGGACGTAGTAGTGAAGCTGTAGCAACTATGTCTTGACTAGGACCAATTACCTCAATAGCAGCACCTTCAGACGTAGTACCATCGTGGGTATGACCTGAACTATTATTAAATGCAGCTTCTACAGCATTGAACTCACCATCTAAATCGTCAGCATTAATAACATTACCATTGGCAATATTATTAGCTGTATCATTTCTTACATAGCCTGTACCCATAAGACTTTCCTTTATTTCCTATTGTTTTCAGCATATTCGAGTATTGCTGTATCTAACAAAAATGCCGCATCTGAACTATTATCTTCTATTCGTAATGCTACCGTATTACCTGAACCCACAATATTATTATTAAATGATTGTGTTCTTGGTTCTCCATATGTTGTCGTATTAAATATAGCTGTACTGTTTCCATAAAAACCACCACCACCTGCATTGGAAGATAATGTAAATGTAGCAGGTTGTATTTTGTCTCTGTCATTTTGGTTATATCTTACACCTGCAACAACATTAACTGCACCAAATGGTTTTATATATAAGTCTAATTTGTAAAATGTTTTTCTTTTTTGTGGGTCTGTAATTGGCATAAATGGAGATTCATATATTGCATTTATATTACTACTGTCTCTTGATGTACCATTTTCCATTCTATAAATATAGCCATCAGTATTTGCAAATATTATAAATTCATTATCTCCAATATACTGAGAATCTGTTATGTAACACTTATATCCTTTTAACTCACCCCACTGAAAACCTGTACCGCCCTGATCAATAAACTTTGTTCCCAGTACACCTTTAGCTACATCTACAGTTTCACCACTTACATAACTAAATAATCTATACTGAGCTTTACCCCTAATTACAGTACTTGAAAAACTCTGTGAAAAAGTTTGTAATTCAGTTACTGTAGGTCTTATATTTTTAGATGCAACATCAATTCCAAAGTCACCAATACGTTCTGTAGAACTTAATGTACGTAGTCCATCAGGACCAAGAAACATAACATCAGAACCTACTTCTTGTATAGTATCTGCACTTAAACAACCAAGGTCTTCTGTAATTGCACTCAGTGTAAAATCAGCAGAACTTGATCCTGTCAGTCTCATAATTTTATCACGGCAAAATACTATTAGTGCATCACGATAAACTTTCAGACCTGTTATCTCAGAGTTAAGACCTATACTACCTGCACCATTTGCAGGATCAAAGTCTGTATCTGAATAAGGTGCAGTAAATACTAACTCTGTACCTTTACCAAAAAACAATGTACTTTTAAATAACTCTACAGTACTTGCACCATTTACTGCAGACTGACCAGTACCACTTCCTGTTATATAAGCCATTGTTTGATTACTATCTGTATAGTAAACAGGATAGTTTGTACCATCAACAAATACTATTTTAAGGGCATTGTTAAAGTTATAGCTTACGTGCCTAGCACGAGTAAACCCTGTACTACTTGCTGTAGCTTTAGATGCCCATGCAGGATTTGCATCTGTAGTATTTATTAAATAATATACACCACTACGTGCAGCAATAAATCTTTCTTCGTCTTCGTTCTCGACAATAGCTAATGCCTGTACTACACCACTACCACTTAACTGAGCATCATCTAATTTACTATATCCTGCTACCTTACGATAACCACCATCAAGTGAAGGTTCAAAGTTTTGTAATATAAAGGCAGAACCTACGGCATTAATACCTTGTTGCAAAGGACTTATGTTTGTAACCAAACCACCTGTAAACTGCACAGGAAATGTAGACCATGCTGTAGTCATACTGTTATACTTTCAATAAACCAAATGTACTAGGGTTACTGTACTTTACTGTAGAACGTACATAATCGTAAGTGTTTATGTATATACTACGCATAAACTTTATAC